AGCCTCAGCGGCAGGTGGGATGTTAGCAGATCAATGGTACGGAGATTTAAAGGCTCCTAAAACTCCTGAAATGAGAGCTTCTAAATTTAATAAAGCAAGGAATATAGAAAAATATGGACAGTTAGAAGATTCTTATACTGAGTTAGAAGGTGATATAGATTTAGCAGAACAAAGTATAAATTCTGCACACTATATAGAACCTTTAACAAATGCATTGGCTTTTTATGGTCCAGAACTAGCTAAAGGTGTAGCTGATGGTTCTATAGGACTAAATTGGTTTAAAGGACTTGGCAAAGGTGGAGAAATGTTTAATCATTTAATGACTCCAGGTGGAACTAGCGGTATGACTGAATCAGGTAATTTTTTAGCATCAGCAGGAAGTTCAGTAGATATAGGTTCAGGAATGCAAGTAGCATCAACTTCTGCAGGAACATCTGATATGTCTATGGATTCTGATGTAGCAGCATCAGTAGCATCAAATCCTTCAAATTCTTCAGTAGATTGGGCTGCAATAGAAGGAGTTTTGGATACTTTAAGAACTGATGTAGATGCATTACAAAATGCTCCATCATCAAACACTGTTCCAATGGGAGAGTCTTATGGTATGAGTGATGATTATGATTTTTCTGATGAAATAGCAGATTCAATGACTTAGGAGATATATGCCCGAATTTGACGTAAATGAATGGTTAGAAGATAATGGATATGACACAGGTGAAAACGCTAGTGATCAATTAGACGATTACTGGGGTAATGCTGACTATAATATAGAAGCATTATTAAGCGTAGACCAAATGTTGTTAGCAGACTCTGCTGACCCTTTAGCTTCTAGTATGTATGAATGGAGCTTAGCAAATCCTGAATATACAGGAGCTGAATTTGCAGAAGAAATGTTTAATGTTATGTGGGCATCTGCTAGCTCAGCAGCTCAAACAGAGTTTGTAAATACTTGGAATAACTGGGCTGCAGACCATGAAGATTCAGATAATGTTAGCATATATGATAATGATATTTCAGGTGCCGCAGCTGAGTGGGGTGCAATATATGGACCTACTTTTGACAGTGGTGCAGATTTTTTTAATCCTAATATAGATGAAAGTTTTATAGCAATGAACACGGGTATGGAAAGTTTAATAAACTCTTATAACCAACAATACGGTACAACGGCTTATCAAAATCAAATAGATATGTTAGCTTTAGAAGAAGCAGATTATGAAAATCGTTCAGAAGATTATACCACTTCTATGCTAGAACAATTAGAAGGATTAAGTATACAAGCAGGAAGTGCTAAAGATCAGTATTCTTTATTAGGTAAGAAAGATTTATCTGCACAAGCAGCTAGAGGTTTAAGTCAAAAAAGCAAAGGATTGTTAAGTAATAATTTAGATTTAAAATCCTTAAGACTTCAATTAGAAGGTATGTCTACAAGTATGGATGCTTCTAGGACTATGGAAGAACAAAATCAAGAGCTATTACAATTAGAGTGGCAAAATCTTTTAACTGAAAATTTTAATGAATGGAATGTAAATCAAGAATTGGCTTTTGATGATTTATTATTAGATTTAGATGGACTAGTTGATACTTTTAATCAAGCAGTTATAGGTGCTTCAGAAGAAGAGAGTGCTTTATTATGGGATCAATTAAGTGCTATTTTAAGTTCTGGAGGCATCACACCTCCAACAACAGGCGATGGTTGGGATGATAACGATATAACAGAACAAGGTATGTGCGTAACTACAGATGGTAATATAGGTGTTATATGCGGCATGGATACTGGTAATCCAGGAGTATGTGTTTTAAGTTTAGATGAGTGCTTAGCAACAGAAGATGATGAATTTGGTCCAGATCCAGATGCTGGGTTAGATGAAAATGGCTGTCAACCTGGTTTTTCTTGGAATGAAGAAACTCAAAATTGTGAATATACTGATGGCATTCCAGGACCTGATGATGATGAAGTTGATTGTGACCTTATTGAAAACATGGGACTTCCAGAGTGTATGCCAGAAGGTGATGACCAAACTCCACCTGATTATGATATAGAACCTCCTGAAG